AAGAAAGCTCTTAAACAATTAGAGAAAGAAAAGCTATCAGACACTCTAAATGAAGGCGTTGCAGATAAATTTGCTAAAAATTCAGCAAAATTCATTAAACAAGGTAAAGTAATACCAAAATTAAAACAATTAACTATTGATGTTAAAAGAAAAGAAGGTTCAAGTACACCTAAGACACCTTTAATGATGACAGGTAAACTTGTTAATAGCTTAAAAGGTAATAAAGAAGGTATAAAAGGTGTAAGTTATGGTAAAAAACATAGAGAAGGTGAGTATGTTTGGAAAGAAAAAACTTCTTATAAAGTTCTTGAAAATCCAATAGTTCCAGGAAGTGGATTAAACCCAAGAAAAAGAGAATTTATTACTGCTGCAATACCTACCGAAAAATCAGCTAATAATAAAATTTACAAGGAATTTGAGAAAAAATTCGTTAAATTATTGAGTAAATCAATAAGGAAACGATAATATGTCTGAAGAAGAAAAAATAGAAATCCTACTAAGAAATATCATCAATATGCACGAAAAACTCAACATTTTAATAGACTATATGGCTAAAGACCTTACAGAAGAACAATATCAAAGAGAATTTTACAAAAACGAGGATATGTTAGTAGAAATAGAAAAAGACACATACCAACAAATGTGTGATTTAATTGGAGATGGTACAATACCTTTTATGGCGATAGCTTAATGGAGAATAATGGATATTATAACAATACTGGAAACATTTGGAATACCTGTGGCGATGACGATAGCGTTTGGATTTTTTATATGGAAACAGAACAGATTCATACAAGAAACTCTAATGACAGAGTTGGATCAAGACTTCAAGAGGTTGGAAGGTATTATTATTAAACTTATTGACCAGCAGAAGTTGGTACAAATGGAACAAAAAAAACTTAATGGTATTTTCAAAGCACAAGTAGAAATAATAGCAAGACTTTCAGGTAATGGACTTAAAGACAAATTTTTAAGAATGATGGAAAGAGGTGGTATGGATGACTAAGCAAACAAAAAAGATGACTATAGTAACTCCTATGGGTAGTATTGAAAGTGATTCAGGTAATCATTTAGTAGATGTGATAAGTGTTGTTGGTATTATCTTAGTATTCGTGGCGTTAAAGTATATAATAAGTAAATACGTTAAATAGATTCCTCAGCAGCAATAATAGATAACTCCCACTCTTTTCTTTGACCTTTAGTAGGCTTTTTAGCAGGTAAAGGTTTAATACCTACAGCTTTAGCTCTTTTCTTCCACTTATGCCACTCTCTACGCATCTCATTACGACTTTTCTTCTTACTGTTTTTTTTATCCTTAGCTATCTCACTCTTTAAAGCTATCTTTTCCTCTTTAGCAGTCTTAGAAGGCTTTCTCTCAGGTAAATCATCAGGAATAACCACATCATCAAATATCTCAACAACCTCAGCATCCTCTACATCCTCAGCCTTTAAGAACTTCTCAAAAGGACTATCAATGGTAATGTTGACGTTTTTAACCAGTTTTCCACTATGCTCTAACACCAAACGAGCAGCTTGTACATTACCGTGCTTAGCTTCTCTTACCATAGCATTAATAACAGCAGGTAACTGTGAGCCGAACTCAGTCATATACCTCTCATAGATCTTATCTATAAACATAGGGTCTTGCCGCCACTTAGATACACATATATCGCTAACACCTACCTTAGCTGCTACTTCCTTAACAGTAATAGAAGGATTTAAAGCAAATAGCTCTATAGCTAAGACTTTGTGGGGTTTTCTCTGTGCTGGTGTCGTCTTCATACCTCGTAATTTAGTTCTATATGGTACTTATTTCCAAATTTTTTTATTTTTGGGGAGTGGTACTAAGATTTCACTTTTTTTGTGGAATGGGAGCCGACAAGGGATTGAGAATAGCTATCCCCCATACACCCCATTTTAAGCAAATATACCTCTTAGGGTATGTTATGGTATACTTAAGCTAAAAAGCTCTTAATTTAAGGGTATTTGGTAGTAATTATGAGGATAATAAGAGGCAGATAAACCGTAATTCTTAATAGTTTTTAATTAGATACAAATATATAAATCTTAAATTCTTTTAAATAATCTTCCAGCAAACACCAAACCAAAAACCAAAAACCAGGCTTTTAATTGTTTTATCTTACTATGTATGAAATGTACTTGAAACGGCTCGATATTACGCCTTAAATTGATATTACAAACATTAAATAAAACTTTTTTCTCTTCGATAAACTAAAATAAATTGTAAATAATTCTTTTTTTACTTGCAAATTAAATATATTCATAATAGATTTATACAAGTTTAACAATTAAATAATTAACTAAATAAGGAATAAAATAAAATGAAAAAAGGCAAATATTGTAGAAAATGCACAGAATGTGGTAAAGGTATGAATGAGGGCTATGTTATAAATTATGAATATTATTGTAGTGATGAATGTAGAAGAAAATTGATGAGCGATGAAGAATGGGAAAACCATTATACAGATGATGGCGATGATTATTGGACTGAATGGTATCATGAGCCAGAAGAAGATTATATTTATAACTAATTAACTAAATAAAGAAAGGTAAATAAAATGAATGAACAAATATCAAAAATAATGGACTTTAAAAAAAGTCAAATTAACGAAATACAAAAAGAAATAAATAATTTAAAAAGAAATATTGTTAATGGTAAATATGACAGATTAGATAAAACGGACGGCTGGACGGAATTAGATTGGAAACTCGATAAAATGACACATTTAACAAAAAGATTATGTAAATATGAATTACAATTTAAAAAGCTAAAAGATTGTTATTTTGACGCATAATTAAATAATTAACTAAATAAAGGATAAAATAAAATGGAAACAGAAACAAATAAACTAAACTGGAATGGTTTGACAGATAAAGAGCAGGATTTTGTAGAAACCATTATTAATAGAGATGTATTGTACTTATGTAATGAATTAGTAGAATATGCGTCTGAAAATGATGATTACATAGATTTTGAAAACGTATATGAAGAAGAAGAAGACACATTTAAAGACATCTTCCAGTATTTCATCATTAGTGAATGGCTATATGAAGAATTGTCTGAAATTGGTGCTTGTATAGCTCAATTTAAAGGGCTATATATTTGGGGTAAAACTGATTTTGGTCAATCTATGCAAATGAATCACGAACTTAAAAAAATAGCTAAAAACGTAATAGAAAGGGTATAATATGAAACGCATTATATATATATCAAAACGGATCAACGGCAATAAATCAACTTGGAGTATACCACAAAAAAAGAATAAACAACAAAGGAGAAAAAAATGAAATATAATAAGTTAGATAAACAAAATGATATTAAAACAAAAATAAAAAATTCTTTATCTGTGATGGATAAAGAACAGATTGAAGATTTGGTGGTTGAATTAGCAATGAATCACAGATATTCAAGAACTTATATAATCAAATCAACAAATCATACAAACACACAAGAACTAAGAGGAGTTAACCAGTCTATCTGATGAGCGAATGCGAAACAAGGCATTTTATTTAGTGCCTTGTCATAGACATTAATAAAAAAGAAAGAGAGTTAAAAAGAATGAAAATTAAAAAACTTGATAAAAACCAGTATGAAATTATAAATGATGATTATATTATTTATATTTCAAAAGAACAAAATCCAAACACAAAATTATATTTATATTTTATAGATGTATTTGAGCATAACAATAAAAACGCTTATGATAATGAAATATTTGATGAGTTGTATTTAGCTATTGAATATTTATTTAATAATTATCAAATAAAAACACAAATAACAAACCAAATAACACTATAAAAGAAAGTAGGTAAAAAATGAGTACTGGAAAACTAATAAGATTATATTATGATATTATATTACATATTATAATGATCACTATAACGGCAATTATATTAATGGGTGGTATTTTTATAATACGGCTTGGAATTAACTTTATAACTAACTAAGGGAGTAAAAAATGAATATCAAACAAGTTAAAAGCAACTTTGGAGATAATATCTATTATATGAAATTATCAAGAGTTAAAGGTAAAAACTTACTATTAAAAAATGGTTGGAAATTATGCTCAAATCCAAACTATTTAACAAACGGAGCTAATACTGGACATTATAATGAAGTGTCTAAATTATGGTATTTTGATAATAATAAAATGGGAGTTTAAAATGAATGAATTTATAAAAGAGATTAAATCTACTTTAAAAGATTGTAAAAATTCAATTAAAGATTATGAATTATCTAATGAAGGTGGAGATTATATTAATCAGGGTTGGATTGAAGCATTAGAGTATGTTATAAATATTTATAATAAATATGTTAATAACTAATAGAAAGGAAAAAATGGAAAAAGATAAAAGATGTAGTTTTAGAGTAGTAATTGTAGTTAATGATGTAGCAGAACAATCTGTTAAAGATATGCAATTAAATGCTCAAGGTTATATTAAAGACGATATTGAAAATGATAATCTTTATATTGAAGATATTATAAAGATAGATGTTAAAAACTAATATTATAACCCTTATATTATATCCTATGATGAATTTTAGAGGATGCACCAATCCTATAGCCCCAGATTCTGGAGTTGATTAGTGCATTATATCCTACGAAGTTATTTCGTCAGAACACCTAAGAATATTTTTGAAATAGCAGGACTATTCTTATTCATCCTATCCTTGCAAATTTGCTATGCCCTTCGTGTATTTGCTTAATTATATTTGATCCACGAAGTCTATAAAACCAACAAATCAAATATTTAGGATGATAATATAATAATAAGTTATTATAAAAACCAAATTATATTATAAATTAATTAAAATAAAATAAAACTTGACACATATAAAAAATTATATTTAGATTCTTATAATAAAATATTTAAATTTTTAAAACAAATGGAGATTATAAATGCAAAATCGTATAAAAGAGGTACTCAGGGAAAAGGGAATTAAACAAAAATTCTTGTGTGATAAATTAAATATCAATGAGAGTGTATTATCTCTTATTATAAATAATAAGCGTGTTCCTTCACAAGATAGGATCAAGTCGTTGGCCAAAGCTTTAAATACGCCAATTAGAGTGCTTTTTCCTACTATAAAAGTTAAGAAAATAAACTGGTATATTTTAGACTAATAAATAGGAGAATAAAGAATGAAAATGCAAGAAATATGGAATAAATTATCTACAATAGATGTTAATAAACACACAGAAAAGAAAGGGCAATTTACCTACTTAGGTTGGAACTTTGCTATATCTACTATAATGGAACACTATCCAGATGTAACATACGACTTTTTACATTATACTGATAGTAATGGTATGGTAAAAGATTATATTGTTGCTCCAGATGGCTCTTGTTCTGTTGAATGTGTTGTTAATATCGGCGACAATACTAAGAAAATGTGGTTAGCAGTTACCGACTTTAATAATAAACCAATTAAAAATCCAAGTTGTGTAGATATTGCTAATACTAAAATGAGATGTTTAACTAAATGTATAGCTACTGGCTTTGGACTTGGTTTTTATATTTATAAAGGCGAGGGACTACCACAAGAGGAGTTTTATACTGAAGAACAAACTGGAGAATTTGCCGAACTTATAAAACACGATTGTTTTAAAGGTAAAAAGAAAGCAGTTAAAGACGAACTTCGTAAATCTACATCAAAAACTCACTATCAAAAAGTTCTTAATATGATGAAGCAAAGAATAGAAGAATTTGAAAACCAACAAGCCGAAGCTATAAATCAAGACCTTGATAATGAAATGAGAGGTAAGATCAATGCCTAAAGAACATTTAATTAAATATCACGATACTGAAGAAGCACAAATGGCTTACTGCAAATCAATAGGTTGTTACTATCAATGTGAATGGTGTGTTGGTTACTCAGAATCAATGCCTAAACTTGTAAAATACCCTAAAAAAGCAAAGATTATTGAAACTAAGGTAGAAGCTAATAAATTTGATAATCTTGCTAAAAAGGTGGCTAATGTTGAGGATTTTAACCATCCATTATACAAAGAAATATTAAGGCTTTTCAAAAAATGAAAATTCCAGATTATAATAAAATGAGAATAATTCTCTCTCAAGATAATAATGATGATTATATGTCAATGTCTGATGAGGATTTGCTCTACGAGTTTGTTAAGCAGTTTGGAAATAAAATACCAAAAAAGGAGAAAGAATGAAGAATGAATTATTAATAACTGAACTTGAACATGAGTGTAAGGATTTTGCCGATAAACTTATGAAAATGTTTGGTAATAAGGTTGTAATAGAGTTTAATGTGTTTGATCCAGAAGAACAAGCTAAAGATATGGAGAGCAACAATGGAAACCAATCCAAATAGTCTTGATGGAATAGTTGAAACTTTAGATTATTATGACCTCTGGTATAAGTGGTTTATAAAGTCGCCACCAAATAAAGAACTTACAAAATTCAATCAAATGAATAAGCAGGAGCAATACGAATACTTAAAAAAGGAGAAAGTAAATGAAAATAAGTAGAATGACTAAAGGAGAATGGTCTAAAATAAGAGCATTTTTTGATTTAGAAACAGAAGATGGTTTTACACTTAAAGGTTTTAAAATCGTAGAAGGTAGTAGTGGATTATTTGTCGGCTTTCCTAATCAGAAAAACAAAGATGGCGAATACAATGATACTATCTTTGCAAGTAAAGAGCTAAAACAAAAAGTGAATCAATTAGCACTTGAACACTATAATCAAGGCGAATCAACAAACCAAAGTGGATCATCACAATCTGACGATATACCATTTTAAATAAAGGAGAAAAAGAATGAAAATAACACATTGGACTATAAAATATACTTGGGAAGATGGAACGGAAGAATATCTTTCTGATATATCTGATTATATAGCACAACCCATTGATGATTTATTAACAAAAATGGAAGAAGAAAGGCAGGAAGATGAGTAAAACTAAATCATACATAGAAGATTGGTTAGATAGATATGGAAAACATCAAGGTTTTAGTATGTCTTTCTATCCTAAAATTGAAGATATGAAATTGTGCGAGAAGAATGATATAGATGCACAAGATTATAATAGAGTGTTAGAAAAAAGGAAAGAGAAATGGTATTTGAAGGGAGAAGGAGTATTTACCAAAGAACAAATAATAAAAAAAATGAAAGAAGATATAATAAAAAAGGAGAATGAATAATGGTAAGAACTACATCTATAATAGCTTACAATGAACTTAAAGGCAATGGGAAACAACCGAAACAAAAAGACATTATATTAAACGTCTTAAAAGAAAATGTTAGACCTTTAAGTTTGCAAGAGATATGTAATAAGACTGGTATGGCTATAAATTCAGTATCAGGTAGAGTTAATGACCTAAAGAAAGAAAATAGAGTTGTTGAATCTAAGAAAAGAAAGTGTAGTGTAACACGAAAATTAGTAACACCAGTTACGAGTTTAACTTTCTAAATGTTGGAGATACTAATAAGAGAGGGTAAGGATAAGCAACCTAAATGGGTTGATATTAAAACTTTGAGGAGTATGACGAGGAAGCCGAAAAAGTCATCAACCCAACCTTCTCTTAAAAGTACAAAAGATTTTGAATTGTGGTGGGATTTATATGATAAAAAGACGACTAAGAAACAGACTTTATCTTATTGGATCAAAAACATCACTAAAGAAGATATATATAAAATTATGCAACATACTAAGCATTATATTAAAGATAGAGAAAAAGTATATCGTAAAGACCCAGTAAGATATTTGAGAGATAAGGTATATGAAGATGAGATTATAAAAACAGAGAAAAAAATTGATTTAGATGAATATTATCCATTTGATAAAAGTGGCTCTGCAAGGCTTGGTAGATGTGCAAGTTGTAATGGGATAGTATTTGGTAATAAATTCACTATAGCAAAAGACGATAGTGATTGTTGTAAAGCAAAAATAAACAAATATAGGTAACTATGGAAGATAAGTTAGAAATAGCTAAGCAAGGATTAAAGGCGATAATAGAACAATCGCCAGAACAATCTATTGCAAGAACAATAGCAGAAACGACTTTAGAAGAATTAGATAAATAACTCGCAGGGCAGGTAGATACATTCGCACTTATCTTATTCCTCCTTAAGGATACTTGCCCTCAAAATTGGAGAATGTATGAGAAAATGTAGTCATTGTAAGAAAACTAAAGATATAAGTAGCTTTAACAGAGGTGGCGATAATAGAAGCTATATATGTTCAGATTGTCAAAAACTATATAGCAGGAATAAACAAGCTAAACAAAAACAGAAAATCTTAGAGTGGACTAACAATGGTAAGTGCTGGTGGGTGTATCAAAGTATAATGGGAGATTTAGCTCCTTGGAGAAAAAGATGACACTTTTTAATGAAAATAAAATAATACTTGATTTGTGTGGTGGTACAGGCTCTTGGAGTAAACCTTATACAGACAATGGGTATGATGTTAGAATTATAGATCCACAAGAATGGTTGGAAGATGATTATGGTACAGGAGATGTTAGGTTATTTAAAAAACCTAAAGAACAAATATATGGTATATTGTCTGCTCCACCTTGTACACATTTTAGTGGTAGTGGTGCAAGACATTGGGAGAAAAAAGGTAAAGAGCCATTGTTAGAGGGTTTATCAGTAGTAGATGCTTGTTTAAGAATAGCACTTATAACAAAGCCAAAGTTTTGGGTATTAGAAAATCCAGTAGGTAGACTAAAGCATTATATAGGCGATTGTAAATGTACATTCCAGCCATATCAGTATGGAGATGCTTATAGCAAAAGAACTTGCTTGTGGGGAGATTTTAATATGCCGAAACCTACAAAGATAGTAGAACCTGAAATGGTAGAGTTTACATCTAAAAAAGGAGAAGTTAAAAGAATGAGTAAATATTACTTTGATGCTTTTAAACTGCCTAAAAATGAGAGAGCAAGATTAAGAAGTATGACATCACCTGGATTCGCACAAGCATTTTATGAGGAGAATAAATAATGCCGAACAAAAGTAAAGCCAAAGGTAATAGATTTGAAAGAGAAATTGTAGAAGCAGTAGAGCTTCACGATATTAAATGTGTTCGTGCTTGGGGATCAAACGGAAAAGCATTTGGACACCACGAAGAAGTAGATATTCTTATTGACAACGAGATTAAAGTACAAGCTAAAGTACGTAAGGCTTTGCCGAAATGGATAAGACCCTCTGAAAATGTAGATGTACAGATTATAAAAGAGGATAGAGGAAAGATGTATGTAGTACAAGAATTAAATGACTGGTTAGTTAATTTAAAGGAGAAAAAATGAAAATAGATAGAAAAGGAAAAGTTTTGTTATATATAATAGATAATTTTCAAAGTATGATTAATAAAGGTTTTTTTCCACAAGAAATATTTACTGAAAAAGGGAAAGTATTGAAGTATACAATGACTTCTAAAGGTAAAAAAATTTTAAAAAAATTAAAACCTGAACCAACGCCTGATGAGATAGTAAACACGATAATAGATATGGGTAATGAGGGATTAATAAATAAAAAAATAGCATATGATGTTATAAAAGATATTGGAGATGAATTTTTTATTAAAAATTAAGAGATAGGTGGTGGGTTTTTATTCATTCTCCCTACCTTTAGCATTTCCCCTTTCTATGCACTATCTCTTTAAATTGGAGAAAATATGATTAAGAAAGAATTACACTTTGTATGGATAACAAAAGACGGCAGGAAATTCTTAGATAGAGATGAAGCCGAGAAACATAATGACCTACTTATTGACCCAAAAGATATAGTGGATCAATGGTTAGATAAACTTAAAGGAGAAAAATGAATATAGTATTTGCATTATTATTAACCTCTGCTATGCTTGTAACTTTATTAGCAGTTATTTTAGAATCAATAGATGTATATTATGATACGAAAGAGAGAATGACAAATGAAGATTAATTGGTATAAATTAATAACTTATTCATTAATCGTATTTATTGGTATTTCATTTTGGTATGCAGTAATAAGCCGATTTATAGAAGTTTTTTCTAATCAAGGGTAAGGTATAGGTCAAGGCTTTTTCTTTTATAAATAGCCACCTATAAGCATAGTTTTTAACAAAAAAGGGTATTCTATGAATACAAAGGATTATATTAAGTATATTAAGTCTAAACATTGTTTAGTGTGTGGGGTATCGCCAGTAGACCCAGACCATTTACAAACCTTAAAGATGGGTGGAGAGAATAAAGGTGGATTAAAAGACTTCAGTTGTGTTCCTATTTGCAGAAAACACCATACTGAAAGACACGATTTGGGTCTAAGGCGATTTGAAGAAAAGTATAATGTAAACCTATGGAAAGAAGCATTTTATTTATTGAGAGGATATTTCGCAGAGTGAAAGTACATTTTTCAAGCAATAGCAACGAATGGGCAACACCAAAAGGTTTATTTGATATTTTAGATGAAGAATTTTTATTTACACTTGATCCGTGTGCTACAAAAGACAATGCAAAATGTTCAAAATTTTACACACAAGAAGATGATGGTTTATTACAAGATTGGGGGGGGGAAAGAGTATTTATGAATCCACCTTATGGTAGAGAAATAGGTAAATGGATAAAAAAAGCATACGAAGAATATGAAAAAGGTGCTATTGTTGTATGTTTAATACCTGCAAGAACTGATACTCGTTACTGGCACGATTATATTTTCCCACACGCAACAATAAGATTCTTAAAAGGTAGAGTTAAATTTGAAAATGGAAATAAACCACAATCTGCACCATTCCCATCGGCAGTTGTTATATTTGGAGATGAGTGGTAATGAAATTCGCAGGTAAAATAAAACAAGGTAAACTTACCTTAGATGATAATCTTGGGTTTAGGGATTATTTAAGGCTAATTGAGGGCGATGTTCATTTAGAAATAAAACCTGCCGAAAAGGTGCGTTCTCCACAACAAAACGCATACTATAGGGTTATTATAAGGTTGTTAGCTAAAGAATTAGGCTATACTGAAGCCGAAATGCACAATGTTATAAAAGAAAAGTATGAGATCCAATCCACTAAACAATTATCTGTTCCAGAGTTTACTGAACTTATCGAAGAAATAAAAAGATGGGCAGTAATAGAAATGGGTATTGTTCTGCCGAACGCTAAGCAACCTCATCAATCGTAATACTTAACTTATAAGTATTAAAAGCTACTTGTTGCACACTTAAAGTATTTTCTCTAAAATTACATATAGCATATCTATCAGGTGCATTAGAATCTTTATCGTCTGTGAATATAAACGGCAGAGTACCACCTAATGTACAATTCCATACAAAATTAAAGCTATTATTTGAAAGCATAGAATTATCATAATCTCCTGCACCAGTATCTGCTATTATTTTATTTGATACTTCATTATCTACCCACATATCATCTTCATTTATATAAGAGAAAGATAATTTCCAACTTCTAAGTCCTTTTCTACCTAAACCACTTTTAGGTTTGAAATAACCTAATTGTTCATCTGTTGCAGTAGAAGGATAATCTAATTCAAATGGTGGGTATTTATAAGTACCATTAGGACTATTCATAGTCCATTCTGTTGGTCCATCATAATAAATGTTAGCTAATGTTTTACCACCTATTGTTTTTTGTTTCTTAATACCATCAAATCGTCTTGACATTGTAAGGTTAAGGTCTGGCGAATTAGGGCAATCAAAATACTTGCCTATAACAAAAGACCCTAATTGGTGTGTATAATCATCATAAGTATCAGCTTCATACGATAAAGCAAAACTATTAAAATAATCATTTATACCATTTTCATCACTAAACGTAAATATGCTTGTTCCATTATAATATGGATTAGGGTAATAATTCATAACATTAGTAGTAGATTCTGTTAATTCTGTTTCAAAGCCATCTCCATATCCACCTTTACCTACTACTTTAAAATCATTAGAATCAGTACCAAGATTGTGGTTTAATAAAGCACAAAAGTTTATAGGGAAAGAAGATTTAATAGGATTATTTTCTGTGCTACCTAAAATAAACTTAACTTGTGGGTCAGTAGGTTCTTCTAATTCTAAAAATGGATTAGCACAATTCATATACAACAATTCTGCACCACCTTTTGAAGTTTCATCCCAACCTAATTGTCCTGTGGCGTGTAAAAATGTTACCATATCTACATAAAATCTTGGCGTTTTAACTTGCTTTCCCATTAATATCCTCCTGAATGACTTCTTCTTCTTTGGGTTGTTTTAATTGTTTTCTTTGTCGGCTCTGCTTTAGGCAGATCATAATCAGGTAGATTGTATTTAGTTTTATTGATGATGCCTTTTTTAGATTTATCTTTAAAGTTTTCCCAAGTAACACCTTCTACATTCATTGACCAATCTTGATTTTCCCATTTTGGTTTTACTTTTATAATATTTGTTGGAACTTTTTTAGCTTCTATATCTGCAACAATAACACTTTTAATTTCAACTAATCCTTCATAAGTAAATAATTCTGTTTTTTCTATAGGTATTTGTTGTAATGTAAATATGATTATTTTACTATTACTACCTTGTAAAAACCAACCTTCAGGTAATTGTGGCGTTATTTCTGCTTTACCAGTATAATTAATCTCTATACCCATAATACCTATATTAGAATCTATAGAGCAAGAACCATCATTACATATTATGTTAGCATTACCTTCTGATATTTTAACTTTATTTTTTTCGTTTATTTCTGATAATTTCATTATTGATTTCCTAAAATTAACTGTACTGTTGCTACAACATCTTGTACATTTATTACTTCATCATCATTAACATCTCCAGCTGAAAATTGTGCATCTGATAAATCTGTTAAACCTAATATAAATTGAACCATAGCAACTATATCTAAAACATTAACTACTTGGTCGCCTGTAATGTCACCTTGTGCTAAAGCAGGTATAAAACTAAAATCTAAATACTTTGTATCTGCTAAATCGTTGAATATGTCTACTTGCATAGTAAAATGGATTTCAAATGTGTAACCATAAAATTCTTCTGCTAATTCTAAAGTATTTTCTATTGCATTAGTTAATGTTATTGTGCCACCATAATTATTATCATTTTGTATTATTGTTTCATTAAATATAGTATAATTCAAATGAGGCATTTCGCCTATTTCCCAACTTCCATTTTCATAAGTTGTTCCTTGGTCTTCGTAATATCCTGTTTGCAAAAAAACACTTCCACTGGGAACATTAACTTCCCTCAACCAATAGTTTACATCAATATCACCTTGAATGTCAGTATCTATAATAGCAGTTAATGGTTCTCTTGCAAAATTAGTTCCTGTTGCCCAATTAACATTTAATATAGTTTCTGTATCAACTTCAGGTTCATATATATCTTGATCATAAGGGTTTGGTATAATATAATTAGAAGCCATTTCATCATCAAAACCAAGTTCACCTCTATGTATTTGTACTGCTTCTATACTTACTTTATCTAAAGACTTTGTTATTTTATTTACAAAGAATATTGGATATACTGGTTGCCCATTTTTAATAATCTCTTGTGTATAATCTTGACCAAACGCAAGTTTACCACCTATAAGCTCATCAAACCTTATTGTATCTCCTATTTCAAGATTCATATAAGTTGGAGGTAAATCTATTTTAGCTATAAGATGTTGATTGCAATGCCACATTAATAGTTTTCTTTGTAGTTTTCTTGCAGTTAATTCATCTCTAATATATTCACTTTCAAATTCTAATTTAGCATCTTCTGATTTTAATCCATAATAATCTATATCATAATTATTATCAGAACCATCAAATGTGTATGTAACATCTTCTAATGTAGGTCTAATTGTACCATTATTATCTGTGATACCATATCCTGTTTCTTCTAAATAATCTCCTGATCCATAATCTTTTTTATACTTTACATTTACTTGGTTTTTAACATCATCTAATTTAGTTAAAGAAAATGAATACTTAATTATATCTTCATTATTAATAATAGGATACTGTGTAAAGTCTGTTTCTTTATCAACCATATACAAGAATTTAAATTCGCCTTGACTATTAAAAGCAGGTATATAAACTGACGATTTAAACAATCCCTCTACAAAAGATTTAGCTTCCTTTTGTTCTTTAAGAGTAAAACTATGTATCCAATTATCTTCTATATCTACATCAGGCAATTCTACATTACCTTCATAATTAAGTTCGTTTTTAAGTATATCTGTTAATATAAATTGTGGTTTAGCTATAGGTTCGCCTGAACCATCTATTCTACCTACAATACTTGCATAATAATCTTGATTATATATATCTGTAATTAAACAATCTTGTAATGTATAAAAGTTGTTAAGGTTAGCCATAACTGAATATACGTTCTGAAAACTTGTGCCTGTATAATTTAATTTAGGCATACCCCATTGAATACTGTCGTAAGCATTAGTTGTGCCGAAACCTATAATAACATTATCATAATCAGTACCAGCTATACCATTTAAATTAGTATTAGAAGTTTCATATCTTTTTTCTGATTCATTATCTTCAAATAAATGTTGATAGTTTGGAACTTGACATTCAGTAATCCAATCTTCTGTATCACGATTTTTATCCCAGTTATTATTGTCATTATCCATATCATCAAATTCTTTATTTGCTTCACCTGTAGCATTTAATAATTGTTTTTCTACCCAAAAACTTACTGGTTGATACCTTAGCCTTGAAATTAAAATATTTCCTCCATCATCAGTAACGTGATTTTCGTAATGTTCATTGTTAGGTGTAGTGTATTGTATATGATAAAGTATTTTAGTTACGCAAGGATAATCGCCTATATCTTTGTTTAATTCTAATCTTGCATAAGCTCCACCACCTTCAGGATTACCTGTTCTAGTTTGTGAGTTTAAATGCAAACCTGTATCATTACGATTATTTTGTATTAAGTCTACATTAAAATTACCATTATAACCTACATCAACGTGATTTTGGTCAATAGTTTCTGTAAATTCACCTTCTTGTGATACATTATCATTAATGTTTGTAGCTTTCCACCAAGTTTTATCGCCTGTATCCCAATTTTCATCATATAAATCGTCTAATACGCTAAAATCATTATCACTACCTTCTACATTAACCGTTTTAGTAATATTATCTAGCCTATCATTTGTATAGCCATAAAACTTATTAGATGACCTTACAAAATCGTGATATGTATTATAATTTCCTTCCATTGTTGATTGACCGTGATTTTTTGCATAAAAAGATACTTTTTTTACAGGTCTATATATTCTTGTAGGTAAACCTATTTCTCCTGTTCCTACTAATACATCTTCTTCTTCTGTATATGATTCATATAAAAATGAATTTTCGTTAAGATTAAATTTAGCACTACCATTTGCATTAGCATTTTCAAAAGTATAAACTGTAGTTTCTAAATTAGGATACTCTCTTGAACCAAATTTCTTTCCTAATTCTTCCATAATAGGCATATAACCATCATTATACACAGATAGACTTGCATTTTCATTTAACCAATTATTAACTATTAAAACGTGTTGGTTGTCTATGTATGGATTTTTAAATGATACTTTGTTTGCAGCGTTCCATACATTAAATAATTCTTTATTAGGTTTATCTAACTCTATGTCGTTTAATTTGTTTATAACTGTTGGACTTTTATCTACATAGCCATATACCATAGGGTAAGGTTGTCCAATTTGTTCATCAGTATATAAGTTTTCATCTTGTAATGTAGTAGATGGTATTTGTGTTGCTAATTTTTGTTGTGTTAGATCTTCTAAAGTAAGGCTTAAAGTTTCTGCCGATTGACTATAACGCCTAATTGTGCCAGTATAGACAAGTAAACACTCATCTAAGGTATCTATACCATTAGAAGCATAATATACCTGTACAACAGCATTTAACAAAGATTGTACATCATCACTAAATATTTTGCCTTTGTATTGATTGTTAGATATAGATAACGATACACTTGATATAGTGTATTTTGAATTTATAATATCGGCTGAAGATTTGATTGAAGGACTATTAAGTAGTAAAGGGTTATACGCCTCACCACCTATGTTTGTTTCCTTAATTGATAAATTAATTACTTCTGTTGCCGAATCTAATGGATCATCTATCTGTACACCTTTATATATCCTAACC